AAAAAGGCTTTGGCCTATGGAACGACAACTTCGATGCAATGGCTCAAAAAACGGTCATTAAGTTGCTTTTGTCAAAATATGCACCGCTCTCAATCGAGATGCAAAAGGCACACATTGCGGACCAGGCAATTATCAGAAATGCCGACACGCTGGAGGTTGACTACATCGACAATCAGCCAGAAACGCCTATAATGATAGACGAAGCCAAGGAACACGACCGTATCGTGGACTACATAAACACCGCCAAAACGATTAAAGAACTCGAAGATGTGGAAATACACCTTGACCGTGCGAACGCTACGCAAATGACCATTTTTAACACCAAAAAACAAACATTAGCATAATGAACTTTGATAACCATTTATTCAGAGCATCATCCATCGGTAAGATAATTTCCAAGTCTGGAAAACTTACCGATGGTATCAAAACCCACCTTGAAGAGGTATTTATAACTGAATTGTACGGAGTGCAAAAGGACATCACGAGTAAATACTTCGACAAGGGTATTGCTTGCGAGCAGGACGGATTGGACATACTTTCCAAGTGCGTAATTAAGTCTTTTGCAGGAAAGAACAAAGAATCGTTTCAAAACGAGTACGTTAAAGGAACGCCAGACTGTTTGCATAAAGACATCGTCTTTGACATCAAAAACGCCTACGATTTATTCAGCTTCGGCAAGGCTTCGGCCACATGGGATTATGAATGGCAAGTACGAGCTTATCAGTATTTGACCGGCAAAACAAGAGGATATGTTCTGTATTGCCTTTCAGATATGCCAGACTTCTTGTTTGCAGACGAAGAACGTAAATTGTTCTACCAAGGTAAGTTTTTAAGCTATGAATCAGAAGACTTTATTCAAGCAAGCCAAGACTTAAAAAGAAAATTGACCTACGATTACATGAAAATTGAGGACAAATTCAAACTTTTTGAGGTAGAATGCACTAATCAGCACTTTGAGTTAATGATCGATTCGGTTATGACAGCCCGGAAGTATCTAAACGAATTGCATCAGCAGTATTTGGACAGAGTAAGATTCAATAATGCATTAATCACAAACGGATTACCAATATGACAAAGGAAGACAAAAATAAAGCCGCTGAAATGATTTTCGATGGGTGCCTGAAAATTGCTGCATCGTGCATGGTAATATGGGCTATTTTTAGAATGATTCATTATTTTATCAGCAACTTATGAAATACGACAGAGCAAAATTCGGTGAAAGAATGTACATTGAACGCCGAAGGAAGAAATTAAGCCAGCAAAAAATGGCGGATATTCTTGGAGTAAGCCGTGCTACTTTAAGTAGCTATGAAAATGGAAAGTTCGACATGAATATGGAATCATTTTCGAAGCTTTGCAACGAGGTAGGCAAAACACCAAACGAGATATTACTCTAAACATCAAGTCCGAGAGACCATTTTTGCAAACGGTTAATCTCGGACACGATAACAATTTCACCTGAATTTTTTGGGTGCGATTGCAACAAGTCGGAAACGACAATAAAGTTCTTTGAAAGCATTAACCGCAAACCAAATGCGAAACAATCAGAGGGGGAAATCCGAATAGTTATAGGGCGAAAGTACGCTGATAGCTAATACCAAGTTAGCGAGGTTTCAATGTTGGGTGTAACTTTCACGACACTTGGAAATTGTCTTTGCGGTTGAAAATTTGGTCAAGTGGTGGAATTGGCAGACACGCCTAACATTTTAGGCAGTAAGGGCAATAACAAGATTTTAAGACAAGTAGAGAGTAATTGACTCTATGCAGCCAATGCAGTTTTAAAAAATGAAAATGACCCAAAAGCGGAAGTGAAAAGTGTACATTATTCATGAAAGCTCTATACCCGTTCGAGTCGGGTCTTGACCGCTAAATTTATTAATCACCAGGCACTAAGGCTTTGAAAGAGTGTCGTGTGTGAAATAAATTTCTTTTTAATATAGGGTTCATGTTGAATTAGGGGAGTTGATAACTCCCCTTAATTTTCAATATCTAAGCCATTTTAGTACATTTACAAAAAAAATCTATTTCAAAATGAAAAAATTAATCGTTCTCAGCTTGTTCTTGGTCGGATGTGCCAAGCCGCAGATTTTAACACTAAAAGGCAATTACAATGCCTTTCACCAAAAGGAGATAAACAAACCATTTGATCAGGTTTGGAGCAATGCAATGGATATTCTCGCTCAAAAAGGTTTGGCTATAAAAACAATTGACAAAGCGTCTGGTATTATTATATCTGAAAAGATTAATTTCAAAGACACAGCAGTTACAGAAGACGCACTCGGGCAGCCATTAAGTCCAACGGCTTACATCGTGACACAAAAAAACATTAATTTCCTTGGAGACACCATGGTGCCGACTTCTGTTATGGGAAGTTGGAATATCAGAATTAAACAATCAGAAACACCGGGCAAAACATTGGTAAACGTCAATATCGTTGGCCTTGATGCAAAAATAGTTTTTGGGGTGAGTAACATACCAGACGCAATATTTCAAGCACAAAGCACGGGAGTATTTGAGAAGGCATTAATTGCAGAACTTGAAAAATAATCAAAAAAAAGTTTGCAGTTTACATTTTCGGGTGTAAGTTTGCAATGCAAAAACAAAGAAGAGCCAAAAAGCTCACACCCTTACAGGTGTTTTTTTATTTCTGATACTTCTCTTTTTTTATATTTGAGCGGTGTCCTTATCCCGTAAAAGGTAATCAACCCTTTTGGCCTTCTTTGGTTTTGCGGCGGAATATTGGGCACCGCTTTTATTTTGCCCTTCTTTAAACGCAAAAAAAAGAAAAAAAATGAAGAATCATCCTTCAGTACGCTTGGACTACAATGACAGTCCAGAAAAAACATTCGAAGAACTTCTTTCTTGCTACCCTCTCGAAGCAATCGAGGAATCATTATTTATGTGGCTTTCAAGCTATGTAAGTGGTGGTAAGCTTTCAGAAGGAGACATCATCCAAGAACATCATTTGTATTTCCTAATTCGTAAGGCAATACACCAAACGCAAAGAATCGCCAATGATTTGAGCATTTCGGCCATGGATTTGTCTAAAACCCAAACCACCGCACAAGCATGAACGGCCTGATAAAAATCACCACCAATGAGCAAGGCTCATCGGTGGTTTCTGCAAGGGAACTTTATGAGTATTTAGGTTTTGATTCTAAAAACTGGAAAAGATGGTATCATAAAAATATAGAGAGAAATCCTTTTGCCTTTGAAAAGGTAGATTGGTCGGGGTTCTTCATTGAGAAGAACGGTAATCCAACAAAAGATTTTGCAATCACCACGGATTTTGCCAAAAGGCTAAGCATGATGGCAAGAACAGAAAAAGGAGAGGAAGCCCGAAAGTATTTTATTGAATGTGAGCAAAAGTTGACTTCTGCAGAACCTCGCAAACTTTCAAACCTCGAAATATTGGAGCTGGCGATGCAAGCGGAGCGGGCAAACATTGAACTACAAAACCTAAACAACCGCCTGCAACAACACAATGAGCAACTCCAGCCCAAAGCCGACTATGCCGACAAGGTGCTAAACTCCGAAAGCGGACACGCCACCACCATAATAGCCAAGGAACTTGGAATGAGTGCAATCGAACTCAATCAAATACTATGTGGCATGGGTATTCAGTACCGCACAAAGTCGCAAGAATGGGTTTTGACCGCCAAATATCAAAATTGCGGATATGTGGAGAGCCGAACACACGCCTATCTATCAAGCGATAAGTTCACCACAAAAACCAAGATTTACTTTGTTTGGACAGAATTAGGCCGTAAATTCATCCACGAAACAATTAAAAAGCGGTTTGAAACTATTGGACAGGTTAAACTAAACTAAAATGTACCAAAAACCGCAAAAATATTTTTCTGGATGGATCATGATTTATGAAGTCATAAAATCCATGGTTCGGAAAATAAAACAAGCTATCTTTGATTAGGATTTTTTTTCATAGTTTATATAGGTTAAGAATGGTTAACAACAAAAGGCATTTGGTTTCCATTTGCCTTTTTTCGTAAACTTTTATTACATTTGTTTCGTTAATTTACATATTTTTACATAAGAATAAATTATCTATGTTAAATAATCCAATCGAGTTAAGGAAAATTTCTATTGACATAAAACTTAACAATAAGTTTTCGACCAGATACATTAATCCACCTCAAGCCATTGAAATTGAAGAAATGTATCTCAAATATAGAAATGCTGAGAAATTAGCAAAAGACATCAAAATCAATAAAAAATCAAGATACTTTGTAGTTATAGACGGTTCTTTTTTCTTTGGAGATTTTATCGAAGCGTTAATTGTTGAAAATAATTGGAATTGCAAAAAAATTATTATTTCAACACTTTCAATGAATCAAAACAATGTTGATTCACTCGCAAACCTAATTAACGGTGATTTCGTGCAAAGCCTTGATTTGATAGTTTCAGATTTCTTTTTCTCACATGAAAGAAGTTTTCTGATTCCTTACATATACGAAAAACTTGATATTGATAATAAATTCCAATTAGCAGCAGCCGGAACACATTGTAAACTTTGTATTATAGAAACCGAATGTGGTAAGAAAATCGTAATACATGGAAGTGCAAACCTCAGAACAAGTTCTAACATCGAACAATTTGTAATTGAAGAAAATGAAAGTCTTTATGATTTCAATTATGAGTTTCAGACAAACATTGTAGATAAGTATAAAACAATTAAAAAATCCATTAGAGGGTCAAAATTATGGCAAACGGTAGCAACGGAAAAGGCGGGAATCGTGGAGGGAAATTAAAACCAACCGCAGCAGCAAGAAGAACACCACTAAGAGATTCACGAACTGGAAGAGCAGTTAGTGTTCCTTTTTAATAACATCGGAATAACAACGGTATGAAAGAAGAGAAACAACCACATGGAGGAATGTTGCTTCGACCCGAAAAAGGGGAAACAAACAACCCAAACGGAAGGCCAAAAAAGTCTTTTTCGTTAATGAATGAAACATTGAAGAAAGAAGGCTATGAGCCATTAACTAAGGGTCAACTTATGGAAGCCTATTCATTATTGTTTTCTATTGATGAGGCCAAGATTTCGGAACTTGCAGAAGATGAAACCCAGCCATTAGCAATTAGATTAATCATTCAAGAAATGACAGAACCACAAAGCAGAGGGAAGGCATTGATTGACATGAGAGATTATTTATTCGGTAAAGCAAGAGAGGAATTGAAGATTATCGAGGAACAACCATTATTCCCAGATGCAAACTAATGAGACAGAGCCATTCAGACGAACAACAGCTATAAACATGATGTTGGCACTTGAAAAGCGTATCAAAGGCATTCAAGGTGGCACATCAGCAGGCAAGACGTTTGGCATTTTACCAATACTCATTAACAAGGCCATAAAAAACCCTGGTCTTGAAATTTCAGTTGTGGCTGAATCAGTTCCGCACCTTAAAAGGGGTGCAATGAAGGACTTTAAAAAAATAATGATTAAAACCAAGCGGTGGAATAATTCCGCATGGCACAGTACAGACAGTATTTATAGGTTTGCCAACGGATCATCGGTTGAGTTTTTTTCAGCAGACAATGACGCTAAATTAAGGGGTGCAAGGCGTGATATATTGTACATGAATGAAGCCAACAACATGACACTTCACGCATACAATGAACTTGCATCAAGAACCAAGCAAGACGTTTGGATGGATTGGAATCCGACAAGCCCATTTTGGTTTCACGAAGAGTTAAAAGGTGATTCCGATGTTGATTTTCTCGTAATCAATTACACACACAACGAAGCGTGTCCACAATCAGCCGTTGATTTTATCCTAAAAGCCAAAGAAAAAGCCAAGACATCAAAGTTTTGGGATAATTGGTATAAAGTATATGGACTTGGTGAAATTGGAAGTCTGGAGGGCGTTATTTTCTCTAATTGGTCAATCATTGACACTATACCAAAAGAAGCCGAGATAGTTAATTATGGCCTTGATTTTGGATATACCAACGACCCAACCACCATTATTTATTTAGGAAAATGGAATGGTAAGTTGATTCTTGACGAATTATGTTATCAGACCGGAATGGTTAACGCTGATATTGTCAGGAAAGCCAAAGAAACCACAGACGGGTTTACCTACATCATTGCCGACAGTGCAGAGCCTAAAAGTATTGAAGAAATCAAAAGGGGTGGTATTCGCATCAAAGGAGCGTTAAAAGGCAAAGATTCAATCAATTTCGGCATTGATACACTCCAACAGTTTGACATACTTGTAACCTCCAGAAGTACAAACCTAATAAAGGAACTCCGAAATTACTCTTGGGATAAAGACAAAGAAGGTAAGACATTAAACAAGCCGATTGATTCGTACAATCATTGCATTGATGCCGTTAGGTATGCCGCAGAAAGTTTGGCCACCAAAAAGAAATTTGAATGGTACGTTATAACCGAATAATATTTGGTTTTTTTGCACAGATTAAAAAAAAATACATACTTTTACATCGCCAAATCATACTTCCTGCCTTTCATTAATTCAAAAGAATGAAAGAGTTGTCTTCCAATCCGTTACAAAACGGAATCTTTGAGTATGTCCGAAATATAGCAATTCCGCTAAATGAGCCGATTTACAAGTATGTCGATTTGTTTAATACCAATGCCTTGGTTTATACTGCCGTTGACTTTTTGGCCATGAAAGCAAGCCAAGCAAAGCCAATGATTTTTAAAACCAAAGACCGTGGAGCAGAAAAGGAAATGCGGAAAATGGCCGGTATGTGGAAAGATTCCTATGAGTACAAACAGTACAAGGATGCCAAAACAAAAGGCATAGACGAAATTTACTTGGAAGATATCGGCCTTGGTGACGGTGACGAACTGTTAAGGCTCAAACGAATTCTAACAAGGCCAAACGATTTTCAGACGTTCGGTGAAATGCTGCATTCGTTGGTGGTGTTCAATCAAACCGTTGGCTGGTCAATGCTTTACGCCAACACTACAAACAAAGGCATTATAGACCTAAATTCAGCACCGACACATGAAATAGACATCGAGGGTGGAAGTCCTAAGAACCCGATATTGTCTTACAAGTTCAAAGGGAACTATCAAATCAAACTTGATCCGAAGTTTTGTTTTCCGGTCAGAACATTTTCGACAAAATACGACCGCATGGGAACACACCTGTACGGTAATTCAAAGGTCAAAATTGCTTATGCGGAAATATTGACCTACATTGAAGCGGTGGCCAGAGAATATACGGCCTTTAAAACGGGAGATTCTGCCCATATACTTTCACCAAAAGACCCAGAAGCCCAACAGTCAGCAGCAGGTGATAAAGGTTTCTTTCAGAAAATTATGAATGATATATTTTCGGGTTTAAGGAAAAAAGACCGCCACCAAGCCGTTTTTGTGCCTTATGCCTTAGAACATATCAATCTCGCATCGGCTTTGAAAGATGCAAACGTCATCGAATCTAAGAAAGCCATTAAAGAAATAGTTGCTGGTGTATTTCATTTGCCTGTTCGGGTGGTGTACAACGACACATCAGGCGGAACATATAACAATCTAAAGGAGGACAAAAAAGATGCTCTAAGAAACGGTGTTTTTCCGTTGCTCAATCAATTTGAAGAAACTATGAACGAACGAATAATCAAACCTAACTTTGGTTATGAATTTGGATTTGATTACGATTCTTATGAGGAACTAAATCCCGATGTTATTGCCGATATGGAACGTTTGGCCAAAGTTGATTTTATATCTGATAATGAAAAACGCTCATGGAACGATTTTGAGAAATTGGAAGACGAAAGAGCCAATACACCACAGAAATATTGGGAATCGAATATTGAGCCTTTGAACTTTGATGAAAACCTATGACAGTAGAACAACATCAAGCCCGAACCGAACGCATCAGGAACATTGCAGAACGAAAAGCAAACACCCTGGTAACTGCTTACCTCAAACGTGTTCATTTTGCATTTGAAGCTGGATATAAAAATTCGGGTTTGCGTGGTGCCGAAGCTGCCATTGACCAAATAAGAGTTTCGGACGTGGCGATGATGTATGAGGAAATGTACACCAAAGGCGGTTTGTATGTAGCCCAGAAAGAATTTGAATTTTATGAAAAACAAACCAAGCGGTCAGGCTTTGATTTTTTCGATGCTATTTGGCAAGAGTACATTTTAAAGGCTCTACAAAATGCCGAAATCACCAAACGAATAACTCAGGTAACGGAGCGAACCAAAATGCTTTATCGGGAATTGTTAACAGAAGCTGCAGGCGGGATTTTGGCACCACGACAAATAGCAAGTTTGTTTGTGTCAAAACGCTTGATGTTGGTAAGGCACAGGGCGTTAAGAATTGCACGCACCGAAATGACACACGCAGCTGCTTTGGGAACTGAATTTGCAGGAAATCAGATTGAATTGAATATCGGCAAGCCGATGTATAAAGTCTGGTATCATAACCTTAGCAGGGATTACCGAGACACTCACGCTGCTTTAAATCGAAAGTATGTGCCTAAGTCTGACAAATTCAACGTAAACGGCAAAATGATGAAACACCCGGGCGACCCATCAGGCGGAGCGGGCGAAGTCATCAATTGCCGTTGTAAACATACATACGCTACGGAAGACGTTTTGAAAGAGATTGGGATTTGGAAAGGTGTATTGTAAAAATTAATCATTTCATCCATGGTTGCTTCTCGTGAGAGAAATTGGTAAACCAAAATCCTAAGCTACAATAGTAAGCTGGTCTGCCATCATGCACTATATTTTTCAAAACACTACAAAGATAACTTTCTTCATCATTATCATCCCAGAAGTAGCCTTTATCGCCGACCTTTGGGTCGTTCATGTTGTTTTCGGAGGCGTTTTCAAACATACCTAACATACACTTGTAAGGATAGCCGTCATTTTTCTCTAAATTTTTATACAGAACAAGACGTAGTTTTGCTTTCTCAAATTTATCCCAAACCCACATTTCTTTCATTATGGGTTCTATCCCATACTTTTCTTTAATTTCTTTGGTTGTCATAATTTTAACTATTATTGTTTTAGCTCGTATTATTTTAATAATTCCTCAATTTGACTGAAATAAACAAATCCTTCGCACTCTACACTCTACACTACACGTTGTGTTTTAGTATCTCGTATGCATCGCTGAGTAGAATAGCCTTTTTTCTTCCAATATCCCATTGCTCTAACTTATCCATCAGTGCTGCAAAATGTTCATCATCTAATTTTGATATATTGCATAGTAAGAAAAAAATTACTTCTGATTGTGTCTTGGGTTCTAACATGATTTTTTTACTTAATTATTAGGTATATGATTATCACACGCATAATATGTACCTTGATAGGCTCCTACATATTTTCCATTTCTGAATCCATAATTCCAATCTTTGTATTTTTTCACATTTTCAGAATCGCATAAATGGCATTTCTTTTTAATTTTTAGTTTAATTTCCATTGTTATTTATTTAAAAAAATATTCACATCGTATTTATAAAAATTACAGAATTCACCAACGGTGGGTTTTCGTTCTGTAAGTCCTTTTCTGGCTCGCAGCTTGCAAATTCTTCTGTATGCCTTCATGTATTGCATATTTAGCACCGTTGATGCCATTGTGGCCGTAATTTCTTGGTTTTCGTTCATTGTTGTTTCTGTTTTTTATGCGTAAATATGCCTGTTATAGGCTATTTTAGGAAACCTTGTCCTTTGAGAAATTCTCGTAAAGCATCAACAACTTCTTTATCATTTTCTGCAAGTTTACCTTTCACGAAAATATCTCCATTTTCACAAAGTTTTAAAATTTCTCTTCCAGCATTATCTTGCATAAAAGAGATAGTGTTTTGTTCCTGTGGAACTACTGATGTTAATTTGGTATTGTCCATTTTCATTGTTCTTTATTCAATGCTTCATTCAAAGAGCCATCAATGTCTAGTCTACCTGCAAGAAAACCAAAAGAAAACCAATTATCATCTTTTGTTCTGACAAATGTTATATCAAAGAATGTATCAACCTTCACAAAAAAGTCAGTTTTTGGAGCGTAAAGCCAATCGCATTCTTCAACAGCTTCTTTCCACTGAATCAATGTTTCTTCGTCAATATTCTCAAAAGGTATCACGTCTGTTATAACTACTTTTCCTCTTCTGCTTACTTTAATTTTGCCATCATCAAAGTAGTGGTAAGTTTGGCCTATGATTGGTATTGGTTGTTTCATTGTTCTTTTATAGTTAACTCTTCTCCAGTTAATGCGAAGTACAGATTTTGGAGTTGATGGACGTATTCAATATGTCTATATTCGTACATGTAGAAAATATTTTTACTTTCATGAAGATTAAAACATAATTCACCTTTTTTAGATAAATAATAATTGCTTCTCGAAAAAGAATCCCATAGTCTTTCTGATGTTACAAACCCAAACTTCAACAACCATTCTTCGGTTAGTAGGATTGGTTTATGTTTAAAACATTTTAATAATTTAAAATCATCTAAATTAAATACTATTGGTTGCCATTCCATAGAACTACCAAAATCATATTTTTTTTCAAAATAACGATTTACTAAATTCCCAATCCTTAAATCGTTTGCTTTAATTGTCTCTTTCATTGTTCTTGCTTTTTAAATTGTGAAAACCATTCATTACTATCTACCCATTTTTTACCATCTCTATACCTTAATTGTGCAAAAGCTCCTTCGTTGTAAGCACTTTTAATATCTTCCTCACTAAACTTATTCTTGTCTTGTTCTTGTTGCCATTTAGCACCAAATTTTACTGCTTCTTGAACTGCTTTATTTATTTGTTCATTATAATTAGCATAATTTTTAGCTGCTTCTTCAATTGTTTCTTTCATTGTTATTTGTTTTTAAATTTCATTTCCACTGTCCATTTTTAAAATGGAAGTCTCTAAAACTTCCAAGGGCATATATATTGCCAATTCTGTCTTCATTAATCCAGTACACGCAATAATAAAAATTCTTGGTTTCGAACAAATCGGCATTCTCTCCACTATGAAAAACCATTATTTTATTTTCCTGCTCCTTTTGTAATCCGCAATATCTTATCGGTTCGTTGAAGTAACCATTTAGCGTTGTAAGTTGGTTTGGTTGAAGAATTTGGCCTCCAACGGTTATGACTGTTTTGTCAATAAATTCTTCCTCATCCAGACCTACGGTAATTATGCCAATTCCGCCATTTAAGTTATAAATCACCTCCTGAAATTGTCCATTCATGCTTTTGTTCTTCTTACATTTATTTACATTTCTTTACAAATATTACATTTATTCGCTGAAAAAGAAAATTAAATTGTAATTTTTTGAAAATAAACTTTACACTTAGTTTTTTTTTGTATAAAAATAGGTGG